CAATGGATGAATCGCTCTACTGCGGCGTAAGGGCGCAGCGCGTCGACGAGGACATAATTGGAGTCACCGTGGAGTTTCTGGCCGATTCCCTGTCGGGTTGTTGGAAGGCCATTACCCAAGCAGCTGCTAGCTGCGACAAGGTCGCGCTAACGCCGTCGCTGTTTGACATTGCCCCGCCGGCGCTTGAGCGCAAAAAGGTGCAAGTCGGCTACGCCGAGCTCGCCACCCACACCGGCACGATTCGACAGCTGATAACCGAAGGCCGCATCGTTCACACCGGCGAGGAAATGCTTGCCGAGCATGTCGACCGGGCCGTTGGCGTCAAGACCCAGCGCGGTTATGCCCTGTCGTCGCAGCGCAGCTCTGGTCCGATCACACTTGCCAGGTGCATGATCTTTGCCGCTTCACTGGTGGCCCGACCGCAGTCCAGGGCGAAGCCTGCAATCGCTTTCGGCAGGTAACATCGACCGCGCCTATGGGCGCCGGTGCCAGCAATGGCAAGGCTCATCACCTTCCCCGCCGGCGTTCATAGGTATCAAATCGTATCTGTAGCCGTGTTCACTTGTAATTGACATACATGAGGGGCACCATTCACGTATGGAGCTCTTTAAGAAGGTGAAGGCAACACCCGCCATGGCGTCGGCGCCGGTGGCCGCAGCTTCCGGGGCTCCACAGCCGGGGCACTTCATCGGCTACAGCGTGGGAGCCGCAGAAGATGCCGCGCTCAGCGTCCCCACGGTGTCTCGGGCGATCTCCCTCCTGAGCACCGTGGTGGCCACGCTGAATCTCAAGTCCTACACGCTGCAGTGGACAGGGCAGGAGTACGAAGAGCTTTACGTCGAGGGCGAATCATGGATGACGCGCCCCGATCCCAAGATCACGCGCAACTTCATCATGAGCAAGACGGCCCGCGACCTTATTCTGTACGGCCGCGCCTTCTGGATGATCACCTCGCGCTACTCCACAGGATTCCCCGCCACGTTTCAGTGGCTTCCGGCGAACCTGTGCGACACCCCTGACAACGCGCCGCCGGAATGGTTCGGGCCTGCCGACAAGGTCAACTTCAACGGCATTCCCCTGGACACTTCCCAGCTGGTGCAATTCCTGTCCGGTTCGCAGGGGATCATTTACTCAGGGCGTCGGGCAATCCAGATCGCTCTGAGGCTTGATCAGTCGGCTGAGCGTTTCGCCACCAACGAGATTGCCGCCGGCTACCTGCAGCAGAAGGGCGGCGAGCCCATGAGCGGCGAGGAATTGGGCGAGATGGCCGCTGCCTGGGCGGCTAACCGGCGCACCAACGCAATCGGCGCACTCAACGAGCTGGTGTCATTCGAGTCGTTTGACGTCGACCCGTCAAAGCTGCAGCTGGTGGAGGGTCGGGAGTACCAGACCAAAGAGCTGTCGCGGCTTATGGACATTCCCGCCTACCTGCTGGCCATTGACCAGTCGGGAATGACTTACGCCAATGCGCAGCAGGCGCGGCAGGATCTGATCCTGTTCGGCGCACGACCGATCCTTCACGCCATTGAAGAGCGGCTTTCGATGGACGACGTTCTTCCCCGGGGCCGTCACGTTCGCTTTGCGATTGACGAATACCTTGAGGACTTCACTCCCACCGAGGAAATGCCGGCCGAAATGCCAATCGAGACCGTGGAGCAGGACACATGATCAGGTTCAACGCTGACAGCACGCTTATCACCGCTGAGGCCGGGGACGGCGAACGCCCCGCCCGCATTGCGGGGATCGCAGTGCCCTGGGACACCGTGGCGACGGTTTCAGACGGCCAGCAGGTGAGGTTTGCCCGTGGCGCGTTCGATGTTGACCAGAAGCCCGCAAAGCTGATCGAGAACCATGATCTCACCCAGCTGCGCGGCGTGGTCGACACCCTGGTTGACGGCAACGAGGGGCTTGAGTTTGAAGCCACTCTTGCCGACACCAGGGCAAGCCGTGACGCCGTGGCGCTGCTCAAGGCCGGCGCGTACGACGCCGTGAGCGTGGGCGCTCACCCCACCAAGTTCACGACCGACCCCGAAGGGGTTATGACCGTCACCGAGGCGGCGCTGGTCGAGCTCTCTTTGGTCGCCGTTCCGGCGTTCAAGGAAGCGGTTATCACTGAGGTGGCCGCAACCGTCCCCGACCCGGGTGACGAGCAGCAGGAGCAGGACACTGACAACACCGAGCAGGAGCATAAGGAAATGTCCGAGGCCAAGATCGAGGCCGAGCCCATCGAGGCCGAGGCCACCATTCCGACCAACCCGATTCTGTACGCAGGGGCCAAGGCAGAGCTGCCGACGCCCGTGGAGTACCTCGCCGCAATGATTCAGGGCGGGCACGAGCTCGAGCGGGTGCAGGCCGCTGTTCGCGCCGCTGCGCCGAACGTCGTGATCAACGACACCCCCGGTCTGGTGCCGACCCCGATCCTCGGGCCGGTCTACAACAACTTTGTCGGCAACCGTCCGATCTGTGACGCCGTGGGCGTTCGCGCCATGCCTGGTGGCGGCAAGATTTTTATTCGTCCGAAGGTTGTGACGAACACCAGCATGGGCCAGCAGGTCAACGAGCTTGACCAGCTGACTCAGGGCACGTTCGTCGTGGACGACATCCAGGTGACCAAGGGCACCTACGGCGGGTTCGTCAACATCTCTGAGCAGGACCTCGACTGGACCGACCCGGCCGTGCTGGGTTTCCTGCTCGACGACATGACCCGCATTTACGCCAGCGCGACTGAGGAAGTGGCCGCTGACACGCTGGTGTCTGGCGTGACCAACAGCGACAACTTCACCGCCGCATCTGTGGGCGACCCGTCCTACTGGGCCGACTGGATCGCCACCGCTGCCGAGACCATCGTCACGGCCAGCAACGGCAACTTCCCGACTCACCTGTTCGTGAACCCGAGCATGTGGGGCGAGATGGTGCGCCTTTCGGACGACAACAAGCGCCCGATGTTCCCGGCCGTCAACCCGCAGAACGCGCTGGGCGGCATGTCGTTCGGCACGGGCAACGGCACCGCCTGGGGCCTGCAGGTGGTCATGTCGCGCAACTTCGACGCGGCTACCCTGATCATCGGTGACGCGAGCGGCTACGAGCTGTTCGAGCAGCAGAAGGGTGCCCTGTCGGTCGACAACCCCGACGTGCTGTCGCGCACGATCGCCTTCCGCGGCTACTTTGCCGCCAAGATGATCGACGCCGACAAGTTCATCAAGGCCAACTTCGTCTAAGCCTGACTAGCTGACTGACTGCCCATGGCCACCTTTGCCGTCATTTACCGTCAGGTCACTGACAACCACATGGTTGTGCAGACCTTGGAGGAAACCGACATTGGTACTGGGCAGTCAGTCACGCTGGCAGGGCTTGGAGCGACGCTAAACGGCACGTATACGGTTTATGCAGTCCCCACGTACCTTTTTTTGGGCGTGGATGAGGAGGGAAACCACCTCTACGATTACGAAGTAATCATTACCAATCAGTTGCTTCTGCAAAAGACGCATGCAGACGTTGCCCGCGGCGCAGTCAACGGCACGCTTACCTGGACGACAACGGCAACGTGGATTACCGACGCTGACGTTGTGGCGTGGCTGGGCATCGCATCGGCGACGGCCAATGACACCGCTTTCATCACCACGGCCGTCAACGCGGCCAACGCTTACGCCTACCGCCGCCGGCGGGAGGCGGGCTATTACGACAGCCTGAGCACCGTGCCCAGTGCTGACGTCAAGCTCGGCACCATCATGTTCGCTGGCAGTCTGTACCGCGAGCGCGGATCTGTGGACTCATTCGCATCGTTTGAGCAGATGGGCACGCCGGTGGCGTTTGGGTCTAACGGCCAGATCAACCGTTTGCTGGGCGTCAATAGGTCACAGGTAGCGTGACTGCCTCCGGCATCTTTGCGGACGCTCAGGGGACGCTGGTGGCGTCCCTTCAGGCATTGGGGCTGGCCGTCGTGACCGACGTTCGCAATGCGCGACCGATTAGTGTCCTGGTCGACCCGCCAACGTTCACCTGTTTCAACAACAACATTGCCGAGATCGAATTCGGCTTGAAGGTGCTCGCCGCCCCGCCTGGCAACAGCGATGCGGTCGACTACCTCATCACCACGGCTGACACCATCATGAACAGCGGCATCAGCCTCATTCGGGGTATTCCCGGTGTTATGCAAATCGGTGGGCAAGAAGTTCCCACCTATGACCTGACAGTTCGGGTCGGAACCCAAAGGAGCTAGCCACCATGGCGGCCACGACTTACCTTTCCCAGCCGGCGTCGCTGACCATTGGCGGCGTGCAGCTCGCAGACCAGTGTTCAGCGGTAACGCTGACCCTTGGCCAGAACCCGCTTACCGCGACCGCCTTTGGCGACGGCGGCGAGCGCATGGTCGGGGGCCTGCAGACCGTGGAGGGCACCATCACCCTGTACGTCGATTACGGCAACAACAGCGTGGAGAACACCGTCGCGGCCGAGCTGGGCGCTGGTGACACCGCGATTGTCATTCGCAAGGACGCTGGCGCCCCTGGCGCATCGAACCCCGAGTGGACGATCAGCGACACCATGATTGCTAACTACCCTGTGACCTACACCGTGGGTGAGCTGCAGGTCATGGAAGTGGCCTTCTCGGGCGGCACCTGGGTGCGCGACGTCACCTGATCAATCCAAAGGGGTAAACGATGGCTGACACAAAAGCAGTAAATGGGAACATCGAATTCACGACGAAATCGGGTTCCTACATTGTTGACATTGCATCGTTGAAGGTCGTCATCGAGTTTGAGCGGCATTTCAATGTCTCCGCCCAGGTCATGAACATGGCCCCCCGGGTGGAATACCTGGCGTACATGGCGTGGGCCGCTGCACGCGCTCAGGGCATGCCGGTGGCAGACACCTTTGATGGGTTCGTCGACGAGCTGGTGGACATTGAGCAGGTAGACGGCGAGCAGACAGATCAAAACCCTACGGACGGGGGACAGTAAGCCGGGCACTGGCCGTAGTGCTGGTGCAGACGGGCTTCTGGCCCCCAGATGTAGCCTTCACGATGAAAGACCTCAATACGGTGCTTGAGGTCATCAAGGAAAGCCAAAGGTAATGCCGGCGACGATCAAGACCGAGGTTGTGGGCGTCAAGGACACAATCAAGGCGTTGCGTCGGGTTGACCCCGAGTTCCGCAAGGAATTCAACAAGGCCGCAAAGGACGTCGTGGCGCCCATGGTGGCCGAAGCCAAGTCCCTGTACCCGAAGCTTCCCCTTTCGGGCATGGCGCGGTCTTGGACGCCAAAAGCGTTTTCAATCTTTCCCTGGCAGATCAACAAGGTGCGAACAGGCGTCAAGGTAAAGACCTCGACCCGCCGGGATAAGAACGCCGTCTTGTATGTCTCCCAGGGCACTCCCTCGGCTGTGCTGTTTGAGACTGTCAGCAACAACAAGCCGTTGGGCGCCAACATCCGAGCCCGCAGCGACCGCGTGCTATGGCCGCTTGCTGAGAAGCACGCCCCGCGCATCAACGCTGGCATCGCGGCGTTGGTCAAGGATGCTGAAAAGACCGTTCAAGGGATGGTGGGCTAATGGCAATAACCATCCCGATCCTGACCGATTTTGACGGCCGTGGGATCGACCGTGGCATAAAGCAGTTTGGGCAGCTGGAAACCAAGGGGCAAAAGGCCGGTTTCCTGATCAAGAAGGCCGCGCTGCCCGCCGCTGCGGCTCTCGCGGGTCTGGGCGCTGCCGCGTTTGTGTCGGCCAAGGCCGCTGCTGAGGATGCAGCTGCTCAGGACAAGCTCGCAGGCACCCTGCAGCGCGTCACGGGCGCCAGCGATGCTGTCGTCGCCAGTACCGAGGACTACATCACCACGCTTTCGCAGGCCGTGGGCGTGGCCGACGATGAGCTGCGCCCGGCGCTAGGCAAGTTGGCGACAGTCACTAGGGACGTTGGCAAGGCTCAAGAGCTGCTGGGCATCGCCCTGGACGTCAGCGCTCAGACCGGAAAGCCGCTTGAGGCCGTCACGACTGGGCTGGCGAAGGCATACGGGGGCAACCTCGGAGCCCTCAAGAAGCTGATCCCCGGGTTTGATGAGGGAATCATCAAGTCAAAGGATTTTGAGGCCGCGCAGGCCGAGCTCGCA